CCGAAAGCCATTTAGAACCACACTGCACAGCGACGTTGAAGTAAGCCTCCACCAAGCGGTTGTCTGATCCTTTGGTATTTGCCCGTACTTTGAAAGTCAGTTGAATTAAATTTCCAATCTCCTGCTTCACAGGTGTCGCCTCAGTCACCAGTCTTCCGACCGGATCAGCAAAGCTTCTGACTACTTCGTAAATATTGATGTAGTTGTTATTCTCACTCAGTCCTGTATTCTCAGTCACTCTTCTCACCCGTCCCAGGCTTCCGGTATATCGGAAAGGATACGGCGAAAGATTCTCATAGACCCAATTTTTCAACACCCATCCCTGCTGATAGCCTCCGATGATCAGAGGATTCCAGTTTTCAAAGTTCCCGTTGATGGCAAAGTTTCCATTCTCCACCAACAGTTCTCCGTACTCTTGCGAGACAGCGACATTGGTAAAGGCAGGAATCGTCTCAAGCGTGGCACCGTGCAGGCTGATGGACTCACTGTTGAATGTTTTTTCCAGTGACCGGGTACCCGTGCCAAGCGCCAGACCGTCCGCATCGAATCTCTTGTAAATCAGAGTCGACCCGTAGAGTTCAGGTTCACGGACAATCCACCATTTGTTTTCCTGCTGAAAAAGTACGGCATGCCAGCTTTTCAAAATCTTCTCGAGCGCTACGTAGCACGTGACTGGTTGTCTTTCTCCCTGGTTGAATTTGACAAAGGCCTCCACGTTCACAGAGCTTTGCTCGATGGGTTGTGAGAAAGTATCCATCGCCTCGGTGCGTATGTTGCACGCGATGTGGACATCCAGTCTGAGTCCTATCCCGGAGAGACAGGCTATGATGGCATCCTTCTCAGATACCAGTCCTGTGAATCCGTTGTCATTGACATCAGGAAAAGGAATGTTTTTCAACCCTCCGATTCCATCGTTAAAGTTTATATTGGTTTGGTAGGGTCCGTTCTTCCAAGGTTCCGAAAAGACATCAGGAGTAATCCATCCTGTCCAGACCGCCACTGAGTCAATGACCAGTCTGAGGTAGTGCTTCCGTTCGTCTCCTTCGAATAGTTCATAAAACTTGCGACTGACTGCACTGTTCAAAGTAACGGAGGCACGCGAACCCCGGAAAGAAACAAAGAGCTTGCCCTCGTTCTCGATGGTGAGGTTTACGTTATTGGCACCACCGTCCTCTTCTTCTTCTGCACCTGCGTAGTCTTTCTGGTAGATTTCAGCACGGCAAAGCAGTCCGTCCCAATTGTACCACTCATGCAGGTATCGCAGTCCGTATGGATCAGAGAGATCGGGGAGAGGTGGAATGACCACCGGACCGCTTCCGGCTGTCTTGGTGACGGTGAAGTCACCATCATAGGTGTACGTGTCACCTGTGTCAGGATTCTCCCATACTTCAGCACTGGTGGCCAACGCAAAAGCAGTGGAGTTGATGACAAGATTTTCAAGGATCGGTCCGTCAGGATCAAGGGTATTAAAAAGATATTCCCTCCACTGCGTAGTGGTCTCGTTTAAATCAGCAACAAATACCCGTGCGAGCAAAATCAGATCCATGCTCGCAAGCTATCCACGGAGATAAAAGAAGGCTGTTAACTTTGTTAATTAAGTTGGATGAGGGATGACCGATGTGATGGAGATTGACTAACTTTTCCCCACCAAAAACGTAAACCTTTCTTATGAAAAAATTACTGCTTATTCTCTTCTTCTTTCCTCTGGTAGGCTTTGCTCAGTCAGAGGCTTTCAAAGGTGCAAATACATTGGTGGTGAGTTCGGCTGATACCTATGATCAGGTGATGCGAGCCTTGATCAAGGATGGCTTTGAGATCAAAGACTCGAATGCCGAATACCAAACCATCAGCACCGGGTGGAAGCATTACCAGAGTACGGTATATTACCGCCTTGCGATCTCACTGGATCAGGATCAGATTACCTTCAGAGGTTTCTTCAAGAATGATGGTGTGAATGCAGTCTTCAATGCTCAGGGTGCAGAGACACCTATCACCTGGGCAAAGTCGGGAGGGATGAGCTATGCGTGGGGACTGATGGATTCTTTCGCTTCTTACTTTGGTACGGAGAAGGAATACTTTAAGAAATAAAAAAAGCCCCGAAGGGCTTTGATAGTTAAGTTTTAATCGGGGTTACTTTCTTGAAATGAGCTTGGTGATTTCAAGAATATCGTGAACATGGTCAGGCTTAAAGAGTTCTGATTGTACATAGGCCTCAGTCATTGCTTTGAAGGTATTCATTAAAAGTGACCTATCTCGCTTGCAGGTCTTTGGGGTTGGTTTTAAAAATGTCATAGTGTTTAGTATTGAACACCTAACATATATTTTAAAAGACTAAAGAAAAATTTAGGGGGGGGGGGTAATTTTAAAAAATGATAAATGGAACTTAAAGATGTTGGGTGGTTAATAATTATTTTAATTGTATGGATAATAGGATTATTCGGATATGGGAAAGTATTCAGCAAAAAGAAACCCCGGATCAAAGGTCCGAGGATTCCCAACTAAACACACGTGACCCAATCTATTTTTTATGTAGAGCGACCAGATACTCTCACGTATTCCTGACCGCTCAAATGAATGTCTCTTCCTGAAAGAACTCCTTCCACAATTACTTTGATGCTCTGGGCCATTCCTCCACCCATTGTGTTTTTATTATTCGAGATCGACCCGAAGCCGGAAGGTGTGAACAGTTCCGGTCCTCGTTCCCCTACCAGGTAAGGACTTCCCATCTGAACAGATCCTCCCATTGCTCTGGCTCCCACGGAAGAGGGACCACCAAGCGGACCGCCTCCGCTTTTTGATTTTGATTTCCCTGAAGCGAATGCACCAATCGCACCCGATAAAGCGATCAAGGCAATACCTGCTGCGACAGCCATCGGACCTGTGACAAAGCCAGCACCAGGTACTAACATGGATGCATCCAGAGAAGCCTTTGCAATTGCCATAAGACCATAGGACACCATCATCTTTCCCAGCTCTCCAAGGAATCCTCCGAGAGATTGAAGTAAAGATTTTCCTACTTCAGCGATTACATTTCCACCGCTTCCGATGGCTGCCCCGATAGAAGCGCCAAGGTTGGTGAATGCTGAAGTGATGCTTCCACCGATGAGTGAGTTGATGTCGCTGTTGAACTGATTCATCGTGTCCATCATGCCAGCCGTTTCACCCTTCAAGCGATCAGAGATCCCAGCCATTCCAGCAGGAAGTTTAAGCGATAGGTCCTTGGCAGGCCCTGCGATTCCTGAGTCTTTTGTTCTGTTTAATTTTGCAGATCCTGCTCCCCCTCCGAGTGCTGCTGTCTTAGCAAGTTCTTTGTTTCCTTCCGCCACTTCATCCGTGGCACTGCTTACCGCATCTTTCACAGAAGTGAAGGTCTTCATGATATTGCCTCCGATCGCGGACATCACGTCTCCAAAGCTGATCACTGGCTGAGTAGCCAAAGCTGATTCGATTCCTTTGGCGGTCTTCTGCAGATCCTCCACCGTATCGGAGAAGTCAAGGCCTATGGCTGAGGTGAACTTGTTGAATACCGCAAGAGTCGAAGCGACTCCTTTGATAAAAAGTAATTTGATTTTCTCCCACATCTGACCAAAGAAGACTTTGACCGTGTCCCAGGAATCATATACAGCTTTGCCCACAAGTATCAATCCTCCAACAATTGCAATGACAGCTCCGATCTTCAGCACCAAGGGAGTCATCGCTGCTGATACTGCGATAAATCCAGCTTTGATCATCGGTAAAACGGTAGTCATCAAGTAACCCAATCCCAAAAGTAAGGGACCAATAGCAGCAGCTAAACCAGCCACCACTACGATGACGGTCTTGGTGGTGTCTGATAGATTGGAAAACCATCCGACCACTGAGGTGATGGTACCTACTATGATGGTCATGATAGGAAGCATCACCTTTCCGAGTTCGGAGCTGATGTCTTCCAGTCGTGCTTTTAAAAGTCTGGATTGATTGGCAAATCCTTCCTGAGTTCGGGCGTAGTCTCCGATCGCGTTCTTAGACTGAGCCATTGCGATGTCGAGCGTAGCCTGAGCCTTTGCCTGTCTTTCAGTTTCAAATACCAATCCTTTGGAAGTGTTCAGCAAGACTTGTTTCTTCACGTCTTCTTCCAGGATAGCAATACCCAAAGCTTTGACGCCTTCTCTCTCTCCGAGCAAAGCAGCAGTCAGGGCTTTGGATGCGCCTTCGGCACCTCCTGAGAAGTTGGTAAAGGAAGCGAGATCGACGGCAAGCTTGCTGACTTCGGTAGAAAGTCTCAGTGCTTCCGGCTGTGCAAATCCAAACCCTGTGAGCAAGTCACCTGTATCTGCAAGCAGTTGCTTGGAAGCCCGGCTCGAAAGTCCGTATTCATTGCGAAGGATTTTGAAAGACTCATCAGCAGAACCTGCTACCTTCTTGAAGACCGTGTCGAATTTGGAAAAGGTTTCTTCCGCATCAGAGGCAGCTTTGACAGAGGCAGCACCCAAAGCGACAATAGGAAGCGTGAGACCAAGCGTAAGGCCTTTGCCGATGCTTTGCATCTTAGTGCCTACACGCGACATCTCCTTTTCGACCTTCTGCATCCCGGATCTGAATGATTCCAGGTTGACTCCAAACTTGAGGTTTACGTTAGCTAAAGCCATTTCTTAGAAGTTTTTGGGTAAGATGTTTTGCTTGGCAAGTTTCTCGATCTCTTTGGCAATTTTGTTTTCAAAGTCAGGACGTACCTGAGTGAGTGTCTTTTGGAATGCTCTTTCCATGAAGAGGTTTTCTTTGGCTGCACCTCGTGACCATCCTTTCTTGGTCTTCCTGGTCTTGGTGCCAAAGTGAACCAGGTGCGCATGCCAGCCTCTGAATTTACCTTTGGCTCGTGGAGCTACTTGGATGTTGACATACTCTTTGCTCTTGCCCTGAATCTTACCGATGGCATCATACAGGTTTCCGGTGGTCTGTCTTCCGGCTGCTTCAGCATCGCGCTCGATCTTGTTGACTTCTGCCAGTACTGCTTTTTCCACCGGACCTGTCACATCCCTCAGGATTCGGTAAAGAGTCGTCCGCTTTACTTTCTCAGGCAATTGCTTGAGTTGGCTTTCAAGTCTCTTGAATCCTTCGATTTCTACATAAGAAGAAGGCTGTGCCATCAGTCGGGTTTCTTTGCCAGGTGTTTGTACTTCTCTGAGTTCAGGTACCAGTGGTTCGGTATCCAGTCAGGGACTTTCCTCTTGATGGCAAATTCAATCTGCTCATCGTAAGGAATGATCTTTTGCTCTTTGCGGTACTGTGAATCCCAGGGAAAAGGGTGAAACTCTTCGATGCTTGGAACATGCTTCTTGGGATCAAAGTGAGGACTGGCCATGATGTAGTTGGTATGCCTCCACATCATGAGCTTTTCCTTTCGCTCTTCTTCCCATTCTTGCAGAGCTTGATTCAGCTCGTAGCATTCCATCAGCCAGAACTCCCGTACTGAGACCCCGAGTAAAATTGCTTTTCCAAGGGATCGGTCCAAGTAGTCCTGTGTTGTAAGTTTTACACTTTCTTCTTGCCGGTCTTCTGAGTGGTTAGCTCGGAGACCTTCTGAGAAAAATTTACACTAAACGCCTCCACTGCATCTTTCACCTGAAAGAAAACTCCGAAGTCATCAAACCATTCTACCATCTGATCCCGAGAGGTCTGAGGTAATTGGTTCCTTTTCTCCCATGTGTTGAATGCTGACAAAGCAACATTCTCGACCAGAGTCATTTCATCTTCGCCAGCTTGCTGACCTTTGGCCAGTGTCTTAACTGATTCGTATCCGAGAAGCATGGTGAACTTGTCTCCGGAGGAAAGGGTGATTTCTGAAATCATGATTTGTGTGGTTAATTGGTGGAAAGATCCGGTTGGTGAGGACACCAACCGGGGAATAATTATGCAGCGATTACCGTCACATCATAGGTGCCTGTTGCTGAAAGCGAGTAGCTGACAGTACGGACATCGTTCTGAGGCATGGAAAGAGAGATACCGGAAATCAAGGCTGTTCCGATGATCTCAATGTCTCCCACCACATCCGAAGAAATGATGAAGGCTTGAGCTGTTCCAGCTTTGGCAGCAGCTTCAAGAGCTACGATGGAAGCTCCGTCTGATGTTTTGACTTTGGCCTCCACGGAGAATGTCATTCCGTTTTCACCTGTCTCGTAGGTCTTGGATCTTTCGGCAGAAGCCTTGACAGTCGTCTCGATCAGATCGTAGGCGAAGTCTGCGGAAGATGATACTTCACCTGTGATGGCTGCTTCTGCTCCCAGTGTGCCAAGTTTGGTGATTACTTTAGTTCCATTCATGCTCATGGTTTCAATAGTTTAGCGGTTTTGAGTTTGATCCAGTTGATACCAAGAGAAGAAGGTGCTTTGACCTGATCGCCTGGCTTAAATGTTTTGTTGAGCGTAGCACTTCGAAAAGGAAGGATGCACTCATAAGTGAATAGTTTTTTCATGGTGAAGAGATTACCTGGTAAGTCGTGTCACCTGCGTAAGATTCTCGCTCAGGTTCCCAGCCGTCTTTAAACTCGACAAAGGAAATCTGGCTGATTTCATTCCCTTCGATAGTTCCGTTTTGACCGTCCAAAGCTGCACGAACTTCTTTGCAGATCTGGTGGAGTTTGTCGTAATCCTTGGAGTACACCAAGACCTCCACTTCGATCCAGTCTTCCGTGCTGAGTCTGGACTTATCATGCTCACCTTTCTGAGAGACTATGCCATAGATGACCACCGGATCTTCTTTCTCCTGTGGAGCTTGCACCGGATAGATCTGATCACCAACCAAGGCAACCAGTGGCGCATGTGCTGACAGAAGGTTATAAAGGGATGCTCCAATCATTGTCTTTCTTTTCTGCAAGGATCTCGATAAACTGTCTTCGATCCTTTGGTAAAATATTGGTGATGTCAAAGAATTGATTCTCGAACTCGATGACCATTGTTTCTTTTAAATCGGATCTGAACCGGATACCAAACACACAAGTGAGTGTTGCCACTCGCTGCTTTCCGTTGGGTCTTTCTGATCCTCCTTCCCATCTCACCTGAGCGAACGTGGAAGTCAGTAAAGTGTAAGTCTTGGTTTCCATCCCGGAGGATGACTTCACCAGGACTGGTTGATAGATGCTGATCTTGCGGTCGAGTCTCATCCGAATCGATAGAATCTATTGATGTGGAAGATGGTGGCAGGACCTTGCGGAACTTCAATTGCAATAGTCCCGGTGACAACTGCCCGAGGGTTGTCGAAGTAATGAGCCAGCATCATTTTGATTCCGTTCAAGACATCCTTTGGAGTTTGACCACCAAAGGCACAAGTCAAAATCAGGTAAGTCGCAGTCTCGGGTACGTTGTCCGTGCTGATGGTCAGCTCGGCAGGATTGACCCAATCATCTACCACGATGTAATCTGAAAGCGTTCCTACTGGTCCGGTCTTATTGTACAAGACCTGATTTGATGAATCCGGAATGACCGCTTCCACTTTGGTGATCTCTACAAAGTCAGGGTAGGGCAGTTCGAGTGTGATGTCGGAAGGCTCTATTCTGAATTGATAAATGGTGTCTGAGTAGATATGCTCTGTGTGGCTTTCGGCTGTTGCGATAGCTGCGACCATGCAGGCAGTGATCAATGAATCCTGATCTGTCTCGCTCTCCAAAAGTCTCAATTGATCTTTGGCCTCAGCCAGAGAAAGAACTGAGTCGTATGACTTGGAAATAAGCTTGGAGTGTGCGATGGACATTTCAGGAGGTGGTTACTTTTTACCGGATTTCTTTTTGATTTCCGCAGGTGCTTCTACTTTGGCAGGTGCTTCAATGATCTCAATATGTTTGTGAGCCAAGAACTTTTCAGCGTCTTCAGGTTTGATTTGGTCTGTCAGGTCTCCGACCAGATAGCCATATCCTTGCAAGGGTTTCAGGACTTTGTACATGATAAAAACAGGGAGGAATCAGTCTCAGGGTAGCAAGGCCTTCCGGTTGCCAGTGATATGAAACCTCCCGTTTTTTTTTATGCAGTAGTGATGTCCTTGATCACCTGGAATCTTCCCGGCTGAAGTACGTGGAAATCTACGTACTGAACCGGAACGAATCGGATCAGACCGTTGATTGCCTGAGTGTATGGATCTACCAAGATCTCAGTACCACCCCACTGGCCAAACATAGTGTTTGCCATGTCTCCCAAGATCACAGCAGTCAGGTTGGTACCTGTTCCTTTTGCGATGTTCTTTGGTATGTGCGTGGTAGCAAAAGCCATGATGCCATCAACCGTGTTGTCCTGTCCCCAAACGAACTGTCCAGATCCTGAGTCTCTTGTCAAAGCCTTCAGCAATCTCTTCAAAATCGGAGATGTGATGAACTTGGTGTTGTCATTCATTCCTTTGGCTTCTTCCAATCTCTGAATCAAAGTCTCGATCAGGATCTTGGTGATAGCTCCACCGTCTGTGCCGATAGCTAAAACTGGAACATCTGCATCATTCAAGACACCCACTGGCTGATCTGATGCTGCTGCACCATTCCAAGCTGCTGAATCCAATGCCTCAGCATGACCTGCCAAGATTTGATTTCTCAAAAGTGCCTCGATGCCAATTGCAGACTGAATCAACAATTGCTTGGACACATCCATGAAGCCTGTCAATCTCTTTGGAGAGAAAGAAGCTTTTGCCAAAGTCGGGTTGGACTCAACGGCTGATGCGTTTTCAGTTTTGAAAGCAGGAGTGTACAAAGCGTTTTCTCTTGGCATGTCGAAATTACCTACCAAACCAGTCAGGTATTGTGCGCCCAACTGAAGTGCAAGTGACTTCTCTCTCAAAGCCTCCACATAACCATTCACCAGATTTTCAACGGCGTAAGATCCATTTCCAGTTGCTACTGTGATGTCTCTCTTCTCGTACATTCTGGACATCAAAGACTCAGGCATTGCAACTGCTGAATTAGAAACAGTCTTTCCAAATCGCTGCATCTCGATCTCAGCTTCCTGGTGCATTTCCAGTTCGATGCCGTCCAATCTTGCATTTCTGTCAGTCAAAGAAAGAAGAGCTTTTCTCAAAGAGTACTTTGCGATGTCCTTCTTGTCTCCTTCGGATTCGTTGCCCTGCACACCTGTACCTGCTGCACGTGCAGCGATGATAGACTGTGCGGATTCCTGAGCTTTCAAAGTCGTGATTTCGGATGCCAAGGTGCGAACTTCGCCCTCCAATTTTTCGAACTCAGAAGTCTCTTCTGAAGTCCAATTTCTGTTTTCTGTCTTGATGATTGCGCCAAGAGCAGAGATTCTGTCGAGCTTTACTGTGCGCTCTTCAGTAACTTGTTTCAAGTTTCTCA